CTTATACTCTCTTGCAAGGCGGTTAGCTTCTCTTACGAGAAGCTGAACCTCGTCTTGAGGGTTTAAGCCGATAACGTCCTGCCCCATAAGAGTAATGCCGTCAGCTATCAATTCAAAATCAACATCAAACTTTGCCATAGTAGTCGCTCGCTTAACCGCCAGCTAGGTCTGTAAAATTATGGGTTTAACTAACCCACTCGGCACACTAGCCCTACTAGTGTGCCAATGTGTTAGCTAAAAGAGCTTACTTATTGCCTGAGCATACTGCTCAGCGTTCAAGATTCCACTCTTGAACAGGTCTGTTAATACAGCCGCTCTGGCTGTATTGTCTACCTTAGGCTGTACGGGCTGTGGGGCAGGGGTTACCTTTGGAGCAGGGGTGTATACAGGCTGTGGCTGTGGCTGTGGCTGTGGCTGTGGAGCTGGCATACCGAAGCACATCGGTATCTCGCTAAATGTCGGCAAGCCACCTTTAGCCTTTCTGAAGAGCTTACTTAGCTTTTCACAGAGTCGCTCCATATCAGTCCAAAGGTACTGACATTGAGGGCGGAAGCGTCCAAAACAGGTGTCCAATGTCGGTGCACCCATACGTCCCGACCCTCCCCACATCTCGATGGCTATAACAAGAGAGATTTGTGTAGTGTTGAGAAACTTTCTCAGCTCCTTGACAGAGCTATCTTCCTCGTGGCTAGTAAGCCACTCAAGAAGCCAGTGCCTGTTCTTCTTAGCCTCCTCAGGCGACACGTCCCCCTTGTACATAGCTAGGGCTGGTATAGCCCTCTTTGCTTTGTGGCAGTATGCCATAAAGGTGTCCCAGTTAACAGGCTTGATAGCCTGCTCTACAGCAGGCTTAGAAGTTGCCTTGCAACCAGCCGCAAGAATATCCTTTGTTATAAACATAATAGTAGCTCGCTACTAGCCGCCAGCTAGGCTGAGAGATATAGTTGCCTACGCAACTAATCAAACCTTTAAGTAGTCTTAAAGGTTTGATTAGTTGGGGTACTGTAACAAGAAGTACCCCCGCCCTACTAGTTGAGTTACCAACGAAAAAACCCTGCCCGATAGCCATCACCCTACTAGTAGGATAAATCAGGTTTAGGTCTTTTTGACTGTAGGCGTCAAGTCAACTAGTTGACAGTAACAGGGGGCATAGGGCTTAACCTACACCAAAGTTAGAAGGTGTTAGTTACTATCAACAGCCATAAAATTATATCTCTGTTTTTCAGAGGGGCGGCTTTTGCTTGCGCTACTCACCGCTACTCAGCTTTTGGACTTACCCCCTTGATAGCTCTAGGGAACAGTATCCTAAGTCGGTAAATTGTCGCAAGGTTTGAAAAGGCTTTATTTCCATACGTCACCCTACTACTTATCTGTAGCATCGGCTGTTGATTATCATCATCTAGTCTACATCAAGTATCACGCCCGCCTTATCGCGATTGTGCAAAAACTCAAGCTACTAGTAGCTTTTTGTTTACTCGGTTAACTATCTCTGTTTATAACCGCCGTGGGTTTATCGCTATGTACTTATAGCTTTTTCGCTCTAGCATTGCGCTTTTCTACTTGTTAACTTTTATCGCCTGTTAACAGGTCTATCGTCGCAATCCTTGCTAGTTCAAAAGCAACTCGTCAAGCTCGTCGCTTTATGGTTATAATATAAAGCATATACAGAAAAAAGTAAAATCCTAAGGTACATTTACACACTCACATAATTTTTTAACTAAAAACTTCAAAAAAAACCGAAAATCACGAAATCCTCGCACGTTGCTTTATAGATAGCAACAATATCAGTAGCACCATAGGAGTTACTAAAATATTTTCTAAACTCGTACAAGTGCATTTTTTCAAAACGGCTTTGACCACTTCCCCCAATATATATGTATTTTTTATACTCTATGAGGGTATAAAATTTTTTGACGCTAGAAGTATAGGTTAAAAGGGTGTAAAAAAACTCATTTGGACGAGTTTAGAAAATATTTTAGTAAAAAGTAGTGAATCACAGGACTTTTACTATTGATTGCCGTGATAATGTGGCGGTGATTCCGTGATAAATGGAGGGGGTTTACAGAAAATTGACCACCCCCATCCCATAAAATATGCATATTTTCAATATAATTTTAAGAAAATACGCGTCTAAGAGGTCTTTTAAGGGGGGTAGGGGTATGTCGAACTTAAATAACTTGTTATGTACAGTTAAGAAAAAGGTTGACATATACATTTTTTTTCTATATAATAAAAGAATGAACGTAATAAAGGTACTTTCGGACACAAAAGATACGTTAAAGGTAGGGGAAATGACGGAGTTTCAAGGAAAATTGAAACACCGCAGCCCGAAACAGGTGGAATCGTTGGCAAATAGCTTGCTTACGGAAGGTTTGATTATGCCATTTGTGATATGGCGGCACGAAGGTAAGAACTTATTGCTTGATGGACACGGGCGATACAAGGCTATACAGTATTTAGCTGAGAAAAACGGTGATGAAGCTGTCTTGCAACAGGACTTCCCTGTGCTATATATTGATGCTCAGACAGAGGAAGAAGCTAAAAAAGCCCTTTTACAGATTTCAAGTAGGTACGGAAACGTTACGAGAAAAGGTGCAGCTGCATTTTGTGCTACGATACCGCAATACAAGGCTCCAGTGCTAAAACCTTTTTCGACAGACAGCAGTGCATCGAAAAAGTTTAAGGCAAAAGCGACGGACAGAACGTTGATAAAGATTTCTGTGCCGAACGATATAGCTGAGGAGATTAAAAAGATGCTTTCGGAAGTACCATCTATAAGGATAGTGTAATGGGAAACATACTTGCGCCAACAGTGAATAAGACAGAAGCATTTGAAGAAGAGTTCAATACCACAGGAATGAAAAAGAACGACAGTGGCGTTGAAAAAGAATCGCTAACGCAGTCTTTTAGGAAACTGCTTAATCTTCCTGCACAGGAAGATGAGATAAGGCGCAAGGACCAGAAACACATAGAACAAACGTTCTTATCGGTATATGAGATTGCGAGTAATGAAGGATTGACAGTTGCCGAGTGGGTGCAGAAAGACCCTACGACTGCTGTTGCTTATGCTGAAAACAGCGTAGCGTATTGGCAGAATATATTGACAACAGCAGCGATGACGGGTGCATTGGAAATCACCCTTGCTAATGGAGAAACGGCGAACAATCCTGTATCAAAGAATCAAACAAAGCTGATTGAAGTAAAGATACGAGAGTGTCAGAAACAGTTGGACTTTGTAAATGAGTTGGCATTAACATCATACCGAGATGATGAGCAGCGCAGAGATGCGTTGCAGCGTGTAATGTATAGGCGTGCTTTGAAGGGTGACACCCGAATGGCGATATACTTACACGATAGAACAGAAGGACGACCGAGTGAGAGTAAAGTTGCGGAACTGGACTACGACTATACGTATGCTGTATGGGCGATATTGAAGACCTTGTTTGATAAGCAGCTTGAAGTGTTGAACTCTGGCTCTGGTGTACGTTTAGTATGTTGTTCCCGTCGAGCGGGAAAGACGCACTTGCTGACAGCAATAATGTTGATTGAGTGCTTACGTCGACCGAGAACTAAGGTTATGTACATTGGAGAAACAATGCTACAGTCCGAGAGTTTGGTAGACAAAGCAGCGAACGACATTATTGATGCAGCGCAGTTGCGTGACAAAAGAGGACGACGACTTGACTGGAAGCACTTGGACAATGGGTCTGAGATTATGATTCGAGGTCTTTCAAATACAAAAGACCCTGACCAGATTCGTGGACACAATGCTAAAGTCATTGTAATTGATGAGTTCTTCCATTTGAAAAGTGAATTGCTAGACTATATGCAGCAGCAGGTTTTGACACCTATGCAGATGGACTTTGCAGACGATTATATGTTCATCTGTGCAGGAACGCCGCCGAGAATTAAGGGAACGTTTGGAGAGAAAGCGTGGAACGAATGGAAAGTGCCTAAGTTCCATTGGACGTGGAAAGACAATCCGCATCCTGTAAATATGGAACAAAGGGCGGCATTTATTGAGCAGAAACTCAAAGAGCAAGGTTTGACGTGGGAAAGTTCGTTTGCACGTCGAGAATACTTAGGTGAGTTCTGCTATGACGAAGACTTGTTGCTATATCCTACCTATTATACATACGACCCAAGAGAAGCGTTACCGACCGTACAGCCGACGAGAATTCTTTTTGGCATTGACTACGGTGTATCAGATAATGACTGTTTGATTGGCGTAGCGTGGAATGATGATGAGAATCGGGGTTATGTATTCTGCGAAGAGAAGTTCAACAGACTTGACGTACCGCAAGGTGTATCACAGCTTGAAATGCTGAGTGAAAAGATAGAACACGCTTGGTACGATGCTTTTGATTACTTCCCAGGACTTGACAAAAAAGAAGCAAATAAGAGAATATGGTTTGATGCTGATGACAATGACCAGCATTTGACAGATTACTTGAATATGAATGTACACGTTACATACATAGATGAGCAGACACAAGAGAGAAGAAAGTTAAATCTTTCAATACAGAACGCACATAAGACAGACAAAGGCTTTATGTTCGACCGCTTGAACGACCAATTTAGAACAAGCAACTTGCTTGTTATGAAAGGTAGTAAGCTAGAAACAGAGTTGAAATCTACAATCCGAAAGCGTGGTAGCAAGGGTGAAGTGTACAACGAAGTTGATGATAGTGCATATCATCCAGATTTGTTACCTGCATTAAGATATGCTATGTGGAATGTAATCGGCGTTAAAGGAGTAAAGTAATGGCAGATACTAATGACACAAAACCAAAGAAAAAAGTTGTAGTAGTAAAAAAGAAGCCTACAACAGAAAAGAGTTACTCAGAAGAAGACCGCAAGAAGTTGATGGAGTTTGCAAGAAATCACGGAGATGCGATACAGGCTGCCGTTCGTGGGGAACAACGAAGAGATACAGATGCAGCTAGAGATGTAACTAAAGTTCCGCTACACAAAAGTGACTTTAAGGCTGCAAATCACGACAGCTCGATGGGTGCAAATGTCTTTACAGGTGTATCAAGAGCTGACAAAGACATTATCCAATCGGAGCTTGCAAGAGCAATTCGTGAAGGAAATGGACCACAACAATATGACCCTGAAACATCTTTGACAGGACGTAGACAGGTTGAGAATGATTTGTCTTACTTCCAAGACGTAGGGGACACGTCAGCTGCAGGAACGTGGAGTGACTTTGAAGATGTTTGGAACAAAGGAATAAAAGGTGAACGTCTTCCAACAACAAAAGAACGTGACACAATGATAAAGGACTTTGAAACTCCTGTTGCGAAAGATGTTTACAGCGGCGTAGTCAACCTTGAATTGCATAAAAAGAAAGAAGCTCTTGAAAACAGAAAAAAGAATCTTGAAGAAGAGCTTGATGAGAATCCAGAAAAAACAGAACTGAAAGACCAGATAGCTGATGTAGAAAAGCAGCTACAAGAAGTAAGACGACAATTACCAGCTATTGATTTGGGCGCAGGGACTTCAAGGAAACAGCAGTTTGATAACAAGTTAAAAGCGTACGAAGATAGGTTTGTGGAACTTACAAGAGAACTTGAAAAGAATCCGCACTCAGAACGCTTGCTAAATGAGAGAGCGAACCTAGAAGCAAACGTAAAGGCTTTACTGAATCAAAAAGATACTTACGTACCAAAAAAAGGGCAGGACTCTCTGATTACGAATTATGGTCATAGCTCAGGCAAATGGTCTATGACTGTTGGTGACCTAAAACTTTTTATGAAAGAGAAGGGGTTAACAGACTACCAGATTGGAGAAGTTATAGCGCAAAGATTCCCTACTCCGCCGTCAGATGATATGAGCATAACCTCTCAGGATGTATGGGAGTGTGCGCATTTAGTGCCACAGATGGCTCAGACAAACTTCAAGAAGAACAACGCAGCTCAGCTTGATGTGAATCGAGAACTAGAGTCCAAATTTTTCTCTCCTGGAAATGCTATGTATAAGTACATAGATATGCACCCAGATAAGATATTACAAGCAGTACCTGCATATAAGGCTGTTAAGAACATAAAAGATACTGCAGAGGCGTTTCAAAAGTTAAAGAAAGAGATTCAAGGCGCAGCGAAAGAAGCCTTTGGTCCAGGAAAAGGAAGAGCTGACGAGTTTCATAAAGTAAAAAGTCAATTAACATCTCAGCAATCACTTGAAAAAGGTACGGTCCAAGAAAGAGTAGACAAAGCCTTTGGACCTTTATTTGACCCATTTATAAAAGAATTTCTTGTAAACTATAATGACCCTAGTACAAATGCTGGTGTAACACCTCTGGTACAAGGTGTTACAGTTGAAGAAGAGGTAGCTGGTACTGGAGAAGGTGATGGAGAAGGCGGAAGCGGAGAGTTGTCTGCTCCTTTGTTGAAGAACTCAGATGCGTCTTTTGTAAATGCAACACAAGATGCTGCAGATGAAAAGAAGAAAGAATCATATACATCTTCGGACGGCGTAATGAACGTTGAACATTTGCCAGGAGGTATGCCGCCAACACAGACACCTTTGACAAGAGCAGAAGCTCAAGCCAATTTGTTGCAGCAAAAGATAGATACTTTGACTTCTGCTGTAGAGGAATTGGATAAACAAGCAGGTATAGCGTCTGACCACGGTAAGAAAAATGAAGCCAAAGAATTGTGGGGTCAAGTAGGAAAGTACGAAGAGATTCTAAAGGACTTGACAGCATTAAAAGAAAAGTTGATGAAGGAACACGAAGCGGAACTCTATAAAAGAGAGCATCCTGACCAGCCAGCCCCGTATGAAGGAGAAAGTCTTACAGAACAAGAAAAAGATTTCCTAAACGGATTTTTGGCAGACTCAGCACCTATAAGGTCAGTTTCTATCTCAGGACCAGAAGAGAAGGGGGCTGAAAAGGTAGGTAAGATTCCTGAGGTGACAGCAGGTTTAAGCGGCTTCCAAAAAGGAGGTCAAGATGCTATACTAAGAACTCTTCAAGGAGCGTCATCTCAGTCGGGAACGCCTTTAGGAGATGTTGTTAGCGGTTATGCTGATGGCAACACAGAAGAAGGTTTTACTGACAACAACACCTACGAAGGTGTTGATGAAGCTATAAAACGTCAGCAAGCCAAGAATCTCTTATCATCAGTGTTAAGAGGTATAAACAGTCAAACAGGAATGACAAGTGATTAAACTTTTCAAGAAAAGGGTAAAGGTGGCAAAAGAGCCATCTTTGCTCAGGCAAATAATATCGGTGTACTACGAACAGGCAAAGAGAAGAAAGGCTTTGCGCATACTTGAGAAACAGAATTGGAGTATGGAGTTTTTATCAGGGGTCTTAATAAAAGCGGCAAAGAACAATGAAAGATTGTCGCTTGTAATTGAAGACACTGCAGGAAGAAAGATTACGTTAACAACAAAAGAAGCGGCAGCTCGTTTTGAAAACATTGACGATTCTATCTTCAACCATCTTGATGATGAAATTGCTATACAGCGTTTTGTCAGAGAGCATAATACGAGGAAGTAGGTATGAGTACGATACAGTGGGAAAAAGATGTAACAGGTATGGCAGTGCCGACATTGTATCCAGGCGAAAAGAGTGACAACTGGGAAATCCCTAACAGCGTGTCTGACGAGTACCATAGGTTAAACGGTATTATAGAGAGTAAGTACAGTAAAGAGTTCTTAAAAATCTGCGCTTTCTATAATAAGATGTTTCCATCTTTAAGAACAACAACGAGTCAGACTCCGTACAACTCTATTGCTTTTACAGTAAAAGACCAAGAGAGAACTGATACAGGAGCAGGTACTAACTATAACTACTTAAAAGCTATAGTAGACCAGATTACATCACGATTAGGAACAATTCTTTTCCAACCAATGTTGACAAGTGAAGACCCGAACTATGAGTATGTGATATACAAAGATACTGTAGAGAGGGTTTTGAGAACATTTATTCGAGATGATAACTTCAATCGCATTTGTTTGGAGAGTTTTCACAACGCAGCTATCTTAGGATACTCACACGTATTCATAGACCCGTATACAGGAAGGCTAGTAAAAGCACCTGATTACACAATAGGCTTTTTTGAAAGCCAATTTAACCATAATAACATCACACAAATGCTGTATAGAGATTATTCTTTCCCTGTTACAGAGGTAGGATACTACTTAACAGAGTGTGATGACAAGCAAAAAACCGAAGTAATGGAATCTATACTAGGTAGAGATAGCGTAGATTTCAAGATGTACTTCGATTGTATAGCTCAAGAGGTGTATGTAACCATAGGAAGTAAGACTTTACCAGCGAAAAAGTACCCTTTTGACAAGGTTTTGATGGCTACTTTTCAATGGGATACGGGCTTTAATCGCACTCATACAACGTCAGAATTTGACAAATTATACCCAATTCAGAGGGAAATTAACAAGATTGCAGCCAAAATCCAGCAGTTTGTAAGGCTTTATAAAGGTCCTGTACCTGTTTTTAACAGCGATATAGACCTAGTTGTAAAGCAATTAAGCAATGGAAGTGGCGAAGTATTGGTTGTAGACAGTGGTAGACCTGTAGATTCTTTAATGACTGTCATAAATCCTACTCCATTGGACAGTCAGTTGGACGCACAGATACAGGCGTACAAGACAACGATGTTTGAATTGAGTGGAATCCAGAACAGTTCATTCGATATGGAGCAGATGCGAAGTGCGAGTGCTGTCATTGCTCTTGACCAGATGCGTGATAGCGTATTCCAAGCACAGATGAGTGCAATGAGCCAGTTCATAAAGGACGCTTTGCATTTGTACATACAGTTCTATGCAGAGTTTCCTGACTTTAGTCCAGCAGCAGCAGTTGTTGACTGGAGGACTGTAAACAATCTGATGAAGAACAGTTACATAGACTTGAAGCCAGTACACTTAAACGACTTTACATCGGATACGAACACAATCGACACAAAGCCGAGTGACTACATAGAAATGATGTCATCGCAATTCTTGTTGAAATTGTTGAACAACAAGGCAACTTATGATACAATACCTTATTATCTTGACCCTGCGCTTGTAACAAAGAAGGTTGCAGAAACTTTAGCGAAGTTTGCAGCGTTAGGACTTGAGATTCCGATGAGCATACATAAGTATCTGATAAGAGCGTATCTGGAAGAGATTGCTGCAGGACAAGGAGAGTTGTAATGGAAGGCGGACAGAAATCGAATATAGACCTTACATCAGGGATTGACACACAAAGCAATGATATGCTTGTGAATGTGAACAATCCGAAGTTTTTGCACAACAGGCAAAAGATGCAAGGACGATATATGCCAAACTCTGTCCGTTATGAACACGATGGGTGGGCTGTAGACAACGACATATACGAGTTTGAAAAAGACACTGTGTTGATAAATACGTATCCTAAAGGATACACAGTGTCAAGAGATATAATGTCGTCGGAAATTCCTTTATATAGATTTATAGTAAAAGACGAAAACGGAAACAAAATCGGAAGCTGTAAATACACACCTGCTAGTACACTGTTTGATAGCAATGGACAGTTGTCTATACCAGTGTCGAATACTTTGACTGCAAAAGTAAAATTCAACAGGGGAAAGGCACAATGGGAATTAGTAGAAGGGGAAAACTGTAAAGTAGAATCTACACGGGACAGTCAGTATAGATATACTATAACAGTTATAAACAAGGCAAAAACTTTTAATGGTTCTTATAAGTTTACAAAAGGAACGAACTTAAAGCTCGGTCAGAAAGAGTATAGCTTAAAAGAACAAACATCAACAGGTTCAAAGTATGGTACAAGTAAAGTTACTGTCGAAACTAATAGTACTGCCGTAACAGACATAAAAGTAAATGGAACGTCTATAAAAAACAGTACGAGTAGAGCAGGGACTGTAGGAATAAAAGACAAAAGTGAGTTGACTTTAATTCCTGCAGAGAAAAACTTTTTGACCCATTTTGAAGGTATAGGAAGTACCGAGCCGTTGAAGCTGATAGGATTGGATGCTCACGACAAGGTTATAGATGATTACATATCATTGGCTATTGTTTGTGAAGAGGGAACTGTAGGAAGTGATGGGCAAGTAACTTGGACAGAGATTGAACAATCTTTATTGGGGTATGATACAGACGGGCATAAATACAGATTAAGGCTTGATGTAGCAGTCCCTGTTTGGGGAGGCATATCTTTCGAGAAAGGTGTAAGGAAGACTACTACAGGAGTGCCGCAGGTTACTACACCAGAAGACCTTGCAACAGAAGGAGATTGGAAGTTACAGTTAAAGCCAGGAAAAATGCAGTCTGGATACCTTAGACGATATGGTTCTAGGGTGTTATTGCCAAACATCACGGTATGGAAACATTGTAAAGATGTCACGTCAGAATGTACTGAATCAGTTATAAGCCCAATGCAATTAAGTGTGGCTTATGAATATTATAAAGTAGAGTTGACAGATTATTGGATAGAAGACACCTCAGCTAAACACGAGATATACGATGCGCTTGAAGAAGCGTATGAAGATAAAGAAGATGAGTATTATAAAACGGAAGAAGAAAGAGTGGATGATGTCGGCAGTGATGGGTCGGGCTGGCATACGGAAACTCATTATTGGTACAAGTTACCAAGACCTAAGAAGCATACAGGAAGCAAGACAATAAATAACTTTGATTACTGGTCTTGGACAGTTTCAGACATCCAGACTCTAACATCAGAAACAGGAATACCAACTACTTGTACTTGGACTTCTAATACAGAATTCGTACAAGAAAAGGGAACTAATTCAGATAATACTCTAAAAGAAGATGTAGATTATGACTATTCTGATTTAGGAAAGATTATAAAAGAAGCCTTCTACAACGCATCAATGGGGGCTTGGTATTCTCAGAAGATAACTGCTACATTGAGGTCAGACAGTAAAGATTTCAATGATGATACTTATTATCATACAGACGTAACTCTAAATGAAGGTAACTGGCTTGCAAACTGGTGTAGAGGAAAAGATGGCGAACCGACTTTCCAAAGGGACACAGACAACTGGTTCAAATATTATGGGTGTCTAGGAGATGGCAGCATTAGAGGATTCAATTCTCCGAACGCATATTTTCCCAAAGATTGGAAAGAAGGTGTATTGGCTATGTGTTACAAGGGGGTCTTTTCAAAATACTTATCATTAAAAGACTCTGTAACAAGCAATCCAAAACAGGCAAAAGAGTTTACAGCAGCAGATTTACAGATAGAAGATGCTCCTTACGGGGGTGCTGGTACAGCTTATAACATATCAGATTTATTCTCACTAGAGGTGGGAAACGTTCGTTTCTCTACAGGAAATAACTGTATAGGGTTGAATCTTGTAAAAAAAGGAGAAGAACCTGAGTTTATTTTTTATTGTGTAAAAGACGCATCTAGTTCTACTGATTCAAATAAAACTCCTAAAAGATGGGACTTTGACGAAACTGTACAATCGTTACACGATGAAAGTCGATATGCGCCTGGTCACATTTGGAACAAAACGATAGACTTAGCAGGAAGTGCATCTGGCAATATGAAAGCAATAGCCGTATTAAAAACGTATGGTAGTTCTACAGCGCAGAACACAATCACATTGTCTTTAGATGCTATTGAGCCGAAAGAAAAAAAATACATAACAAATATTGCAGTAAACAAGAGCAGCCTGAGTAACTTTGATGGCTTTGAAACTCCTGATGTAGACAAGCATCAATCGATGCTTGATGCTACAGTATTTGAGAAAGGGACATTTAGTGTTTCAACAGCAATATCTAATACAGGAGCTGTTACTGCTACGGTAACGGAAACAGAAAAGATAAAAGCAATTCCTGTAGGTGAAAGTTTGAAGGACTTCGGATTAGAAGCAACCATAGCAGCTGATGGTGATTCGATAACATCAATAACTTGTACTCCTTCAAGTGTGACAGACGAGAGTACTTTTGATGTTAGTTATACAGGGGACAAGGACACAAAGAAAATAGCTGTAAACTATGTAGCTTATTTAACTACAGAGCTAGGACAGCCATACTCTATAAAGA